CTGCTAATTGCATAGCCATAGGTAAAGCTGCAGCCTGTCTTTCTCTTTCTCTCACATATTCCTGTGCTTGATATTCTGCAAGTCTATTTAATAAATCTTCTAATAAATCTCTTTCTCCTCTTTCAGCTGCAGAGGAAGCAAATGTTCCTCTTAAAGCTAACGCTCTACGCAGTTGAGCTTGTGCCTCAGGAAGTTCTTCTTCTAACATCCTCCTTCTAAATAAGCGATATCCTTCTGTAGGAGTAGTAGTATATTTTCCGCTTATTATATTCATCAGTTCTTGGCGAGGTAGAGTATATAGTTCTGATTGTGTATAAGGGGTAATAGTTCTTCCTAAACGAAGTAAAGCTTCCTGTTCAGGAGTAAGCTCTGCAATCAGAGGCTGTCCATAAGCTTCACCAAGTCTACCTGTCCACTCTCCTACTCGTTTATAAAACTCTCTTGCTCCAGGTTCAACTTCAGATTGGTATCTTCCTGGAATTTCTTCCATACTTGGTTTTTTAGATTTAAACATTTTACTCATAATTTCAGCCTCCTTTTAACATAAGCATTTTCAGGTTTAAAGTTATATTTTCTTTCGTATGCCTTTATCTTATCTAATGGGACAAGAGCGGTAATTGCAGACGCTTGATTCATTTTTGCCCACTCTTCTAAAGCTCTCATAAACTCTTTACCTACATTTTTAGCTTTAGGGTCAATATAGCATACATCAACAAAAACTTCTTTGTTTATATTATCAATGATTTCAGCAAATAAGAAAGCATTTATTTTAGTTTCATTTAAATTTATTAAGAGTAAGCTATCAGGAAAAGCAAGTTTGCTTACAATGTAGTTCAAGTAGTCCTCGACCGAATAAGGCAAATCCTTGATTTTTGAAAGCATCTCTTTGATATATCCAATAAACCTTAAGTCTTTAATCGGAACAATCATTTTGCAAATTTATTATTTAATTAATTAAATAATTAATAGCTCTATCTCTACTCCCCTATAATCCCCTCTTCTCTTTCTCAAGCGTGTCAGTGCAACGGGTTGCACTGATTAGAATATCAAAAGCTTAACATTTGCATTTGCAACTGAGCATTTTAGATAAATATATGTCTCTGTCCAAGCTGTATCCCCTTTATATATTATACCAGGTTTATCTATATTTAATGCTATAAAACCTTGAGGAATTCTATTTAAATGATGTCTTATGCTAAACTCTGTATCTTGAGAGCCTGTATCAGAGACCTCTAATTCTTCAGAGTTATTAAATAAAATTTCTTTTGCTTTTTGATTAAATTCTAAAAGATAACGAGAGATATCCTCTGCCCAAGTGCGCAGTTGTGGGTCAATAGTTGGGCTCTGTGGTAATGGTGGGAGTATCAAGCTTGGAAGTTTCATATTTTAGCTCTCCATAGGTAAAAATTTTGCCTGTTTTTTACGTTCTTTTGCCCTTTAGAGCCACAATCTCCTTTGAGTAAGGCATAGATACCTATTTTTTGAGAAAATCGCTCTAAATTGAAATTTAAGCCCATTTTTCTAAATTCTCCCTGCATAATCCCAATATAGGACGAACTTTCTGATTTTGAACGTTTCTCCCTGACGATTATTCCTAAATCTAAACCTTATTTTTTCAGAAGTAATTCTAAAATCAAGCTTTTGATATTCGTAGTTCCCATTAAAAGAAACTGAACCCAAATAATTCCAAGTATAGCCTTCATTTGTAGAGTAGTCCACATCTACGGAATTACCATCTCCATAGATATCTAATCTTAACCAAATTTTACGCCTTAAGAAGTCATTCATCGTAAAATCTTTAGTTGTAAACCAGCCATCTATAGCAGAGCCATTTTCATCATTTAAAGTATAATCCCATTCGTAAATATATCCATCTTTATCTCCTAATAAGTTAGTAGGAGAAAGGCTATAATACACTCTATCATCCCACCTTGCAGTCTGAAAGTCCCAAGTCCCTGGTAAAGTATCCCAAGTTGAATAGGATTGTTTTTGGTAATAACCTGTCCTTGAAATATTTTTTCTTGAGTTTCTATACCAAGTTTTTCTAATATAGTTATAAACCCATTCTGTATCGGGATAAGTAGAACCAACTGAAGGCACAAAGAGATGATACTCATCTAACTCTTCAATTACTAAAGCGTGGCAATTTCCTATTTTCTCTGAGTTCATTATTGAGAAAAGCTCATCTTTTATTGGCTCTCCTATATCTTCAACAGTAATTCCATTAAAAGCATAAACATTATCCCAACCTAAAAAGATAAGCTCATCTCCTAAACTTCCAATACTTGCTCCTGTAGGAGTGCCTATTCCTGAAACTTTTATATCAAAGTTAAAGATTTCAGATGTTCCTACTAAATAACCTGAATAGATAGAACGTTCTTTAAAAACTATTAGTCTATCCCCTAAAATTTCCATTCCTGTAATCCAGTCTGCACCTTCAGCTAAATCAATATATCCCGCATTAGAATTATTAATTGTCCAACTTTCTGGGTTTCCAGTATCACACCATTGCACTCTTTGAGGATGAGCCATTGTATCGTAAGTATACCCCAAAACTAAATAATCCTTATATTTTCTCATAAACTTTGCTTTAGGTGGATTTCCCCCTAAATTTGTCATTACTCCTGTTGCATCCCATTTTTTGATTGGATTTACATAGTTAGTAACAATAAATAAATCGTTCATAATTTCAGCATAGAATAAATTATCTTCATCTCCAGTATAAAGTTTTCTAATACAATAACTTTGTCCTGATTCCGTTGGTCCTTGATAATTTGAAGTTAAGGTAATCTGCGTATCCGAATCTACGCTTTGAATTGTATACCAAGTGGTAATTTCATTTGGGTCAGTTGAGCCTACACCGAACTTATCACCTGCAGAGACATTACCAGACCAAGATGTCCCTGAGCCTGTAACCACCGCTGAACCATTAGTAACAGAGACTGTGCCTGTAGTATAACAATCGGTGATAAGCTTCCAAGTATTTGAGCTTACATCATAATAATAGGCATCATCGGTAGTAATAGCAATTAACCTTTCTGTGCCATCAAATTTATAATATTGGTCTAATAACATAATCGGTCCATTTAAAGGTAGATTTGAGCCTTTAGTAGTATAACCTTCAATTTTCTTAAGATTAGAGAATTTATCAATATAGATATTCCTACAGTCAGTAAGTTCCATATCATTAATTAGAGTTCCTGCCAAATTGTAGCGTAAACCTTTTAATGGAATATAAAGATTTGCTTGCATATTAAATTCCTATTGCTCCTATCTCCTCTTCAGTTAGACCTAAAGTTTTAAGTTTTGCGATTGCGGATTGTCTTAATTGTTCTTTTCTTTGTAATTCCTCATTAACAGAAACATCACTTGCAGGCAAAGGCAAATCATCCTCTTTAAATTCTGTTTTATTCGTTTTACAATCTACAATATATCCTCTCATATTACCCCCTTATTCTTTTTAGGATAAATTTTGAACCTGCACCAATCCCATTGGTTGCAGAAGCAGATACTCTTAAAGAAGTTATTTTAGTTATTGTTGACGCCTTCCTTCCCCAAAGCATTTCTCCGCATACACCTGGAGCGGTTGATTGTTCGGATGCAGTTGAGATATATCTAAACAATCCATTTATAACTTTTATATCTGTAAAAACATTAATATAATCACCTGCCACTGTAATAGCAATATAAGAAGCGTTCGCCCTGCCTGCGCCAATTGTTGTTCCATCTGCGTATAACCTTTGATAAGAATAATTACCTGCGGTTGTATCTCCGTTAACATACAAAGAATAATAGCAAGTTGCACCAGAATTATTTACAATAGCACTTTCTAAAATATACCCGCCATCTATATCACTATCTAATCCTGTAAAATCTACATAGTCACAGTTAGAAGAAATGGTTATTTCGGAAATTATAGGCGTTAAACTACTCTTTTTTACCTTCTTCTTCGCATAACTATCCTCGCTATCCTCAATCAAAACTATATCATTATCAGAAAGAGTAGTTTTTTCGGTTAAAGCGTTGATTTCGCCTGTTTCTGCTTTTTGAAAGAAGTCAGAAGCGTCTTTGTTATCTACTTTATCCGCATTATTTGCGTTATTTACGCTAAATTGTGCAGTTATTTCTGTCCAACTTCCTGCTTCCTTACAAACATAAAGTTTATAAGTATCTGTAGCATAATAGACCTGATTTAATTTAGGAGAAGTGGGTTTATCTGCGTCTAATCCAGAATAAATTCTTGCTGAACCAGTAGAGTGCTCACCTACATCAGTTTTACCTGTTTCATCGGAATAGAATTGATGTTCAACTGCTAACCTTTCTCTAATCGCAGTTTTGAAATCTCTTATTTCATCATCTCCACGAGAAATGTTATCTCCACCAGCAGGCT